GTTACTTTGGTGGTGGTTATACTCCTGGTGCAATTTCTACAATTACAAGACTTGATTTTTCAACCGAAAATGTAAGTAATCCTGGAAATAATTTTTCAACAGGAAGGGCATCTTTGGCAGCACTTTCTGGAGGTCAATCAATCTATCGTGGTTCAAAGACTTATGGGTATTTTGGTGGTGGAGGATCACCATACATCAATACAATCACAAGACTAGAGTTTTCTAATGAAACTGTAAGTGATCCTGGTAAAAATTTACCAGGGCAAGTGTCTTTATCTGCAGCAGTGGCAAGCAATTATTATGGGTACTTTGGTGGTGGATATATACCCTATATCTGTACAATTACAAGACTTGATTTTTCTAATGAAACCATTAGCAATCCTGGTAAAAATTTACCAACAGCACGAGGTTATTTAACATCAGTTTCAAGTAGTTCTTATGGTTATTTTGGTGGTGGTGAAACTTCTGGTGGTAATATCTCTACAATCACAAGACTAGAGTTTTCTAATGAAACTGTAAGTGATCCTGGTAAAAATTTACCATCAATAAGACGTAGTTTAACAGCAACCTCAAGTAGTTCTTATGGTTACTTTGGTGGTGGATTCCCAAATATCAACACAATTACAAGATTAGAGTTTTCTAATGAAACTGTAAGTGATCCTGGTAAAAATTTACCATCAGCAATAAATTCTTTAGCAGCAGCATCAAGTAATTCTTATGGTTACTTTGGTGGTGGGTTTAATATTAATACAATCACAAGACTTGATTTTTCAAATGAAACGATAAGTCTTCCTACAAAAAATTTACCAACACAAAGATTTTCTTTAACTGCAACTTCAAGTGCTTTTTATGGTTATTTTGGTGGGGGATATTCTGGTTCTTTCTCTCTTGTTAATACAATATCAAGACTTGATTTTTCTAATGAAACGGTGGGTAATGCGGCAAATAATTTACCAACAGCAAGAAGCAATTCAGCAACACTTTCGAACTCAAACTAAATAAAATCACCTACATCATTTTGATATGAAATCTGGAGCAACTGAAAGTTCTTTTTATTATCTCAATCAATATTATTCATTTCCAAATAATGTTGAAGTTTCAAGAAGCATAGAAGTCTTAGCACAATCAAATAAGCAATATAAAATACTCTGGGCACACGATAATTGTGACCAACCACAACTTTTAAGACTTCCAGAACTTGTATCGCAGATTGACTTGATTGTCTGTGTATCAAACTGGGAAGCAGAGCAATACATTAAATACAACAGAGCACCCGCAGAAAAGATTGTAGTTATTCCAAATGGTGTTGCGGATATTTTTCATCTCAAAACACCAAAATCAAAGACGGCAATTTTCTTTTCTGGACCACATAAGGGCATCACACCACTTCCAAAAATCTGGAAACAAGTCATTAAAAATCATCCAGATGCAAAATTAAAAGTATTTTCTTCTCATAATCTTTATGGGGAACAATACGAACAGCATTTTAAAATACCAGAACACTTAGAAGCAATTGAAGAACTTAAGTCTCTTCCTGGAGTAGAATATTCTCCTTGCATTGACCGAGAACAACTTCTTCCACACATACAAGATGCTGCATTCTTCGTGCATCCTAATGTCTGGGAAGAGACCTTCTGCGTGTCTATGGCAGAAGCAATGGTTTGTGGTTGCTACCCCATCACGAGTGATATAGGGGCACTGAGAGAGGTCTCATTCAATCGTGGTAAGTATATTCCAATGACTGGAAAAAATACCCAAGTTGGTTGGGAACCATCTCCAAAGTTTATTAATGAGTTCGCACAAGAACTTTCAAGATGCTTTGAGTTTTTTGATAAGGAACCTCAAACATTTTATGCTGCGACAAAAGAACTTTCACAAATCACCAAAGAAACTTATGATTGGAAAAAGATTGCAGTTGGTTGGGAAAAACTTATTCAAGGTCTTCAAGGTTCAACTCAGCAAAGACCAAGATATTATTGTATGACGACAATGCAGTCTTCTGAAAAATACACTCATTATGCTTTAGATACATTCTTTAGAAATAGTATTTTCGGAAAACAAGATAAGTTTTTCTTAATTGATAATGACAAAACATTTTCAAAAGACTATGATAATGTTACAGTGGTTTCAAATTCTTCATCAAAATCATTTGCCGAGAATATGAACTTTATTCTTAAGCAAGCAATTATGGATGGTGCCGATTTTATCGGATTGAATAATGATATTATCTTTACAAAAAACTGGAATCAAAATTTAGGAGATTTAAATTCAGTTTCTATTCCTTTATGCAATCAACACTTGCAGGGTGATTGGATAAAGGGGGAAATGGAACTTGAAGAATTTATTGGTAAAGAAGAATCATTAAATCAAATTGCTTCTCAAATTACATCTCAACTACAGAACGTGGCACCAAACTTAATCAAAGCATTCTATTGTTTTTATGTTCCTTATGAAGTCAGTTCAAAGGTTGGTTTATTGGATGAAGAGTTTGGAAAGGGTGGTGGTGAAGATATTGATTATGGACTAAGAGCAGAACAACTTGGATTTGAAACAAAGTTTAATCATCAGTCTTATCTTCTTCATTTTTCTCATAGAACTTTAGAGCACGAAACTAAAGAAGAGAAAGATAAAAGAACAGAGCAGTTATACTTACACTTCTGTAAAAAGTGGGGAAAGGAAATTGCCGATAAAAGATTGTCTCTTGCAGTAACGCAAAGGTTTTCTTGATAAATACAAACAACACTATTAGTTAAATTGGATAAGTATGTCTAACAATTATGAAGCAATTGCACTTGCAACATCTAAAGAAGTTTTAGGTGATGATAATGAGTTTATGCTTAAGGTTCTTCAAGAGGCAACTCGTTGGGAACAAAGTGAAACTGAACTCGCACAAGGTCGTTCAGATTTCCAGATTGAAAAGTTTATCATTCACGATAATTTCACAATTCCATCAGCATTTAAGGCAGCACTTGTCAATCGTAGAAGTGTAGCAGAAGGTCTTCTACAGCAAGTCATTGATGCAAAAAGAGCAGCAAGAGAATTTCATTATAAGTGGGACGGAAAAGATAAGACACAACCAATTTGGTGGAAAACAAGACAAGGTGGTGAAGAATTATCTTGGTATGATATTGATGAGTTTCATTTTCATCGTATGCTTGAGGGTTTGAATCGTGGGTTCAAAGCTTGTGTAGAAGAACTGGAGTGCTTTGATAAACTCATTAATCGTTTGGTTGAACTGAATGGTGGTAAGTTAATTACCAGAGAACAATATAATGAAGACCAACCAAACTACTGGGAACGCAGACTTGCGAATCAATCACTTGATGATTTACTTGCCGCAAGAACTGGAGTAAATGCTGGTAATATTCGTTCAATGAGACGTGCAAGTGCTCCTACGGTTCTTACAGATGATGTCAATCGTACCAAAGGAACTTTTGGTGATCCAAATAATCCTATGGATTTCCTGAATAGTCTTCAGCAGGCAGTTGCTTCTGGTATTGAGGAGATTACTGGTATGGATCAACAACTTCTTCGTGGTGTTGAAGAACAAGAGCAAAAGCAAATTCCTCAATCGTTATTCAATCCAGACCTTAAGATAGAGTAGAAACCAAATGCCTTTTGTAGGAGATGTTTTTGGATTAAATTCTGTTTATGACAGACAGTCTTTAAACGTAGAGCAAAGAAATTTATCAAATTGGCCCGAATATCCTACTTATGGGTATTTTGTTGGTGGCACTACGGTCAATGCTCCTACTCAGTCAAGTACGATTACGAGATTAGATCTTGCAACCAATACAACAGGTAACCCGGGAAAAAATCTTCCAGTAGCAAGAGTTCAAATAGCAGCAGTCTCAAACAATTTTTATGGTTATTTTGGTGGTGGATATTTAAATACTTTAGTGAGAATTGATTTTTCAAATGAAACATTAAGTCTTCCTGGAAAGAATTTTACTGCTGTCTCAAGAGCATCTCAAGCAGCAGTGTCAAATAGTCTTTATGGATTTTTTGGTGGAGGATATGCTCCCGGTCTAGCATCTATTATATCAAGACTTGAATTCTCCAGTGAGACGGTAAGTAACCCAGGCACTAATTTTTCCCCAAGTAGAGCAAGGTTTGCAGGAGCATCAAGTAATCTTTATGGATATTTTGGTGGTGGATATACTCCAACTCTTGTAAGTACAATCACAAGACTTGATTTTTCCAATGGAACTTTAAATCTTCCCACAAGAAATTTGCCTGCTGGAGTTGGTGACCATTCTGCAGTATCAAATATATCTTATGGATATTTTGGTGGTGGAACTGGTGTTTGTTTAATATCAAGACTTGATTTCTCTAATGAAACTGTAAGTGCTCCTGGAAAAAATTTACCATCGGTAAGAAGGGGACCACTTGCATTTTCAAGTTCTCCGGCAACCAGTTCTTTAAATGGTGCTTATGGTTATTTTGGTGGTGGTGGAACTCCTGGAGGTAGTGGTATTATCAATACTATACAACGACTTGATTTTGCAAATGAGACTATATCTACCTTAACCGCAACGTTGTTAAATCAAAGTAGATCAGGTTCTGCAGTTGCAAATAGTGGGTCATCTTTTAGAACAAGTTCTAAGACTTATGGGTATTTTGTCGGTGGATATTCACCTACTTTTTCTGGAAATACTTGTACTATTGATAGATTGGATTTCTCAAATGAATCTATATCAGCATTGTCAAATACATTAACTATTGCAAAAAATAGACTTGCATCATTTTCCAATAATTATTATGGTTATTTTGGTGGACAATATTCTACAAATATTGATCGTTTAGATTTTTCTAATGGAACTACGGCACCCAGTGGAAAAAATTTACCTCAAGCAAGAATTGACCTTGGTGGATCGGAATTAGGAGGTTTATCCAATTCAAATTATGGTTATTTTGGTGGTGGTTATGGTACTTGCAAAATTGACCGTTTAGATTTTTCCAGCGAAACTATATCAGAACCAACAACAACTATGTTAAACGTTTGTTCAAGTTTTGGTGTAGTTTCCAATTCAATATATGGGTATTTTGGTGGTGGATATTCAAATTCTGTTGTAACTTGTTCTTTTAAAAGACTTGATTTTTCTACAGAAATTGTTTCCTTCACACCAACAGCAAATTTTCCATTATCAAAACAAAAAATGGGAGCAACATCAAATAGTAATTATGGATATTTTGGTGGAGGCGTAACTGCAACAAATAATATATCTAATATGAGCCGACTTGATTTTTCAAATGAAACTGTGGGTGATCCAGGTTCAAAATTAGGAAGTAATCGATATTGGTTAGCAGCAGTTTCAAGTATTTCTTATGGTTATTTTGGTGGTGGATATCGTGCTCTTCCTCCACTTGTAATTGGATATTTTTCTACTGTTATGAGACTTGATTTTTCAAGTGATACTACTTCTACTCCAACATTGACAGCAAGGTTGACTGCTGCTAAATCTGAATTAACAGCAGTTTCAAACTCAAACTAAATAAAAACATCTACAGTATTCTACTATGAATGATATTCTTGCGAATGTTTTGATTCAACCTAAAGTTGTTACACCAGAAGGGTTGAAGTTTTTAACGGATTATATGAGAAAATCTCATAAAGAACAAATGTCCGTTTTTGATGCTGAAAATAGTGATAAGACTAGAGAAAGACAATCAAAAATTGACTTATCGGCAAGAAATGTAAAGTGTGCCGATTTACTTCCAGTTTTTCCACAAGTCAAAGAGTTACTTGATAATGTGGTAAAAAATGTAATCAATCCTTTTTATGGATTTGAAGTGAGAGATAGTGAAGAACCACAACTACTTTGCTATGAACCAGGAGGACACTATAAACCTCACAATGATGCCGAAGGTTTATGGACAAATCCAGATGGAACTCAGGTTTGGAAGAAGACAATAGACCGTGATGTATCTACTGTTCTTTTTCTAAATGATGATTTTGAAGGTGGATATTTTTCTTTTCCAGATTTAAGAATTAAAATTAAACCAGAACCAGGTCTTCTTGTTTGCTTTCCATCTTCAAGGTGGTTTACGCATATGGTAGAACCTGTGATTTCTGGAAATCGTTATACTCTTGTAACTTGGATGAGAGTCAAAGGATTTAAAACAAAAGATGAGATGGACAAAGAGATTGCCGATAAATATAACATAGAGGTTTATTAAAGATGTCTCAACTTCTTAAGCACTATTGGATTAATCGTGATACTGGTGGATGGGCAACAGATACACCTTATGGTTTAATGATGCCCAATATTAAGGGGTTGGAGGTTAAGTATAATTTATTTACTGAAGATAATATACAATATTGTTTATCCACTATTCCTGAGTATTTTGAATATGAGGTTACAGTTTCTCAAGAGCAATTAACTGAATATCAAAACAATTCAAATATCACAGTAGTTAGTTTCACAGAAAAACAAGTTGAAGTTCCTAATCGTCCTGGTTTAGAATCAACTGAAGAAACAAGAACAGAAACTGTTTATGATGTTGTCTACCAAGAATCATACATTATTCAAGAAACTGAAGGTGAAGGTCTTAAAATTATCACTCAACAAGAATGGGATACTGAAATTGAAGAATTTGATAATCGTCAGCAAGAAAAAAGATATGACATTTTAAGAGAAATTCGTGATAAAATACTTGAAATTACTGATTGGATGGCAATTAAATCCTTAGAGCAAGAAACCCTTTCAGCAGAATTTAAAACTTGGAGACAAACTTTAAGAGATTTGCCAAACTCAAGTACATTCCCAACAAGTTTTCCAACTCTTCCAACTGAACTTCAAAATCATACAGAAATTCAAGAACTTTATAATAGATTTGATGAGGTTAGATCTATTTTTATGATTCAAGATCCATTGAGTAGGTCATAACATTTTTGATTTTTATCATACGCATACTCAGCACAAGGACCATTTTTTCTTACAAAGTGCAGAAAGAGTTGCATAAATCTATCATTCTTGTGAGTCCTCATAGGACTTCTCCAATGAGGAACGGTCATTCCAAGATAAGCAAGACCACAACCAACAGGAGTTACAACTGATTGTTTGTTGCCTTCTAAATCTTTAAGTTTAATTGGCCAAGCAGCATCACCACAGATATTCATTGTGACTGATATTTCACAGGAAGGACGGTCGGTATGGCAATTCATCCATCCTTTATTGTGATATGTTGTAGAAAACCAGTATGATGGTATAAGTTCTTCACCAACTAATTGTTCTAATGTTGGTTGAATTCTTTTCATAACAAAAGCACAAGCAGGTGGTGCATAACAAGTTAATACATTTCCTCTTTCTGGGTCAAAGTGAGTTTTTAATCCTCCTAAATCTTGTATCGCGCCCATTAAATTTTTATATTTGACTTGCAATGCGTCTTCTTTTGTAATTATATCTGGTATATAATACCAACCCTTTCTTAAAAATTCACTCATTTTATCTATGTTAAATAGTCATATATTTCATATTTATTTTGATAGTTTATGAATAATTTTGTTAAACTCGCACTAGAAAATGGTGGAATAATAAAACCTTTAATATTTGATTCAAAGGATTTTACTGGTCCTTCTTTAAATAATCCTTCTATTTTAATTTTAAATGAAAAAATAATAGTTAATATTAGAAATGTTAATTATACTTTATATCATTCGGAATTGGATAGGTTTGAGCATATCTGGGGTCCCTTAACATATGTTCACCCTGAAGATGATATGCATCTTAGAACTTGGAATTATATTGCACAACTAGATGATGATTTAAATGTAGAATACTATTCAAAAATAGATACTTCCAAATTTCCAGATCAAGAACTTTGGGAATTTGTTGGTCTTGAAGATGGTCGTTTGGTAAATTGGGAAGATAAAATTTACTTATGTGGTGTCAGAAGAGACACAACATCTAATGGTGTTGGGAGAATGGAAATGTGCGAACTTGAATTTGATGATGAATCTGTAAGGGAGGTATCAAGATACCGAATTCCAGGACCACCACCAGACGATGAATATTGTATGAAAAATTGCACTCC